TATTAGTGTTTGATGCTGCGGTTGGAGCTGTTGGAGTTCCAGTCAAAGCTGGGCTTGCAAGATTAGCCTTAAGGTCAAGAGCAGTCTGTTGAGCAGTAGAAACTGGCTTAGCTGTATCAGCTGTGTTGTCGACGTTTCCAAGACCAACGCTTGATTTTGTAAGATCGGTAACCTGTGATGCAGTGATTGCAATAGCTGAGTTGCCAGCTGCAGTTAGGCGACCTTGAGCATCAACTGTAAAAGTTCCCACAGAAGATGAGCTACCGTAATTACCAGCTGTAACAGCTGTGCTATCAAGATTAAGAGTGATTGTATCGGTAACTGAAGTTACGGATGTTAAACCAACTCCACCTGCAATAGTGAGCGTATCTGAACCAGAAGTAATTGTCTTACTTGTTCCAGAATCACCAGCAATTTCAAATGCAGTGGCTACGTTTGCGACTAAGTTTGTAGCAAAAGTTTGTGCTGCACTTTGTGCGCTTGCAGCTGCACCATAAGCGTCGAACGTATTGGCTGTTACTGCTACAGTCGGAGTAGAACCTTCACCAGTATTATTAGAAAGAGTAATTCCTGTTCCAGCTACTAAACTAGAAACATAATCTCCAATAGTATCTGTTGAAAGATTTACTGCATCGTTAACCCAAACAGTTCCATTGTAACGAAGAAAATCACCATTGGCAGATGATGTTAAAGTAACATCTGTTTGGCTAGCTAAAGTGGTATTAATTGTGCTTCCAGCAACAGCTGCGTAAACGCCTACTCTTACTGAGCTAGCAGAAGGCGCTGCAGAAAAGTCTAAGGTAACTGTTCCAGTTGTTGTGGCTTCCCAACGAACATCAATGACCTCATATGGGCTTGCTGCGTTGCGCACAACAACAACAACATCACGTGTTCCAAGGTTGTGGGTAATTGTAAAACTAGTAGCAGTCCCGTCACCAATTGTTGAAACATTTACGGTACCTGCTAAACCGCTATCTGTACCTGGAGCAAATTTAGTACCATCAAACTTTAGAACTTGATTAATTGTTGCACCAACGGGATCAATTTGTACGCCACCAACACTCAAAGAGCTAGTTATAGCAACAGCAGACGGGAGAGAAAGGGTGTATACACCGGTTGTAGCGTTAGCTGATACTGTTACCTGGCTAGACGTACCAACAACGTTAGATATTAAATTAACTCCGTATTATTGCATTTGCTGTTTTATTCTTGTAGAACAACTTACCATCGACAACGTTAATTGCCAATTCGCCTTCCATCAAGGAAGTAGGGGCGTTAGCTGCCTCATCTGATCTTTTTAGTAAAAGTGTATTATTTACCGCGAATTGTGAACCGCTATAGGCCATTGTGTCTCCAGGTGGTGTCTAGTTATTACTTATGTAAATATAGTAATGAATCAATGTTTATTTCAGAGTACTAAATAAAAATTTTTATTCTCTAAAAGTCTCTGTTATAGTACTTAAGTAATGATTCATATCACCTGTATATTTAAGGTTTCCAAAATGAGAAAGATTGATAGATGGGTCCAACCATACCTTGCCACCAATCTTCTGCCAATACCTACAAAATCCGTAATCTTCGGATAGAAACCTACCACCATCATCAACATAAGAATTAAAGAAAGCATATCCGTTATCTATTTCTTCACCAGACAATGCCCCTGTGTCATCTTTATATTTAAGCTTTTTATACTTTTTTATCATTTTTTCAATAACTTCACGTTTTATTAACATAAAACCAGTACCAGCCTCAAAGACCTCAATTGCTCCGTTGTCTACAGTAGTTTCGGTCTGCCCCTCTTGGGTAATATGAGCTACATGCTTAGTGGACTTTGACAATAGATCTTTAGCCTCTACTCCATTCAAAGCCATGTCTTTAACAATATTCCAATCAATTTCTTTAATTGGATATGATCCAACGATTACATCTTTGTCATGCCATAAAAGTTTTAATATTGATTCATGATTAAACTGTATATCTGAATCCAAGAACATGATATGGGTACATTCTTTGTTCGCCATAAACTTGGCTATTAAATTATTTCTTGATCTATTAATTAAAGAATCAGAGATAGTACAAACAGAATACTTTAAACCAATAGTGCCATAATATATGCTCATTTGCAAGAATGAAGTAAAGAACGGTTCAGTGACCATCGAGTTGAAGCACGGTACCGCAAAGAACACATTCCATGATGCGATTGTTTCTTTTGGTATTTCAATTGTTTTTTGTTCCATGGTTTATATTATATCACAAACTAATTCCACTTTTTCGTATATGTTGAGCATCCCTGAATAATTATCTTTATTATTATCTATAATTTTAATATTTTTATAATTCCTAAAAAATGCTTTAATTGAACTTTCTATCTCAATCTTTCCTAAGTTTGATCCGATACAATAATGCATCCCTTTTCCAAAAGCTAGATGAGCATGACTATTAATCCTATTCAAGTCAAATAAATTTGGATCAGAAAAAACAGAGCTATCTCTATTAGCTTTTGCTAAGTCTAATAAAACTATGTCTCCTTTAGATACTTTAATAGTTTTACTTTCAACCACTATTTCTTGTTCAATAATACTTTTTTTTAGGACGTTTTTTATTGGAGAAATGTATCTAAGTATTTCGTCTGATATGGTTAAATCGCTTCGGGCCTCTTCTTCTTTTGAATTAAGAACTATTTCAATAATTCCACCAGCGATGGCGTTAACGGTTGTCTCTAAGCCGGCTGCAAGAATTAGCATGATGTTTGTTATAACTTCTTGATATTCAATTTCTTGCTCGTTGCTTTCATTAAATAAAAGTTGACTTAAAATTTCATTATTTCTGTTGAGGTATACTATATTTGCCACCTCTATGAATAACTCATTAAGACATTTTTGGGATTGCTGATAACCACTTTCATCGTCTGGTACTAGGTTAAGCTCTAATTGCTTTACTAAATACGGTATTCTTGATTGTGTAATCTTAATTCCAAATATAGAAAAAGAATACCTAACAACTATAGGTAAAGCGTAATCTTTGACTATTTCAATTTTTTGTTTATTACTCAACAATGACTGACAGAAATCACTTATGTCTTCAGTAATGTTCGCAATTGATTGCTTTGAAAATATAGAACTAAAATGCTTTCTTATTCTTGCATGATCTGAACCCTCTAGGCATGGGAGTGCTTGTGTTATAGCCCTAGTAACGTTAGGTTTAGTGTAATGAAGATTCACGAATGAATCATTTTTTAAGATACTAGAAACGCCAATATAATCACAAATTTTTATATAATCTTTAAACATTTTTTTAATCTACTATATTAGGAATGGATGCTACCACGTCAGACAGGATCTTTGCAAGCTTAAGTGGCTGCTCTATTATTCCATTTACAGTTGTTGTTGTAATTGTAAAAGCTTCAGATTCCAAGCTAAACATTACAGCAAATCCTATAGTTCCATCAGCTGGAGTAATTACTGGAGTTGCATAATGAGAGAAAATAACATTCCCATTTAATGAGTTCTTATATGGTGACAAATTATTTGATATTCTTCTTACCCCAATACTAGAAGAAGAGAGGACTCTATCTTTTCTTGCTTTTGGTATTTTTCTTCTATTGTTCCAATCTACGCCTCTATCTAACTTAATTCCTTTTATAATACCACCATAGAATGGGTAGACTAAAAAAGCTTTGAAGTACGATAATAACGGTGAACTTTTTCTTAAAAGATTTTGTTCACTTATCGAAGCACTTATTCTATTTATTCTGTCTAGAGGGTTGTCTTCCTCAACATGTAAATCGACTAACAGCCCTTTGGACCAAGTTCCATGTAAATTTTTTCTTTTTACATTTAGCGACATTGGAATTGATATGTAAAGCTTTTCATTAGTTGTAAGTCCTAATGACTTAATGTACTCTGAATATGTTCTGGAAAAAATATATACACACACATCTGTATTAGAGTACTGTGTTTTTTCTATAAAGGTTTCAATTGACTTATAATCAAAAACTTCTTTTGAATAGCTTTGTTCTTTATTTTTTACGCTATCCCATATAACAAATGTTGGATCACTTTTAGCCAAATCTGAATAATTACTTTTATTATTTTTAAATAAAAATCCATATGCCAATAACAAACCTGTTTTTATTAGCTTAGGCAGGATTGATTTAACGCTATTAAAAAAACTAATTTTTCTATTTTTAATATCTATTACTGGTAATGTAACATTATCAAATATAATATTTGTTGTTACTGCATTAACTTCAGCATCAGCTACTGCGTGATGTACTCTTCTAATTATTAAAGCGTTGTCTTTTTCGTAGAAGTGAATTATGTGCACTTCCCATAATGGTATTTTATAATTTAAGTCTTTATCTAAAATGGATTTTACTAAGAGTTCTTTTTCTTTTTTGGAAAAATTATTACTTATATTATAAGAGAATACATGGTTTGTTAAATCAATATTTTCTTCAAATACAAGGTAAGGGTATTCTTTTTTAAAGAATCCTCTTTTAACTTTACAAGAATGAACAATAGAGTTTTTTATGTTTTTATTAATATTTTTTATAATATTTAAACTAAGGTCTTCTAAGTTCTTGTTTTCTACCAAGGTACGCGTATTTATTATCATATGCTTTCTGTACTTAGAAGTATAGAAAAGGTAATCAAGAGAATTCATCTGAAACATTTAATTAACCATCACTTTAAATTGTTTTACTATTTGTTTTTTGTCTTTTACTTCCACGCACCATTCGCCTAACAGCGGGAAAGACACCAGTATACTACACTTTTTGCTATCTATTTGTTCGTAAAATATTTTTGGGTTATTAAACTTTAGTACAAAAGGGTAATACATAGATACGATTATTCTTTTTCTAAAAAGAACATGGTAGCAAGAAAAAGTTAAATTTTCTATACTTTGACTAATATCAGTATATTCTATTTTTACTTCTTCGTTTAATCTAGCCTCTACTACCATAGTGATAGTATAGCACAGCGTTTACTTAAAGGATGGCGGGAAGTATGGCGGGAAGTATGGTGGGAAGTATGGCGGGAAGAATGGTGGGAAGAATGGTGGGAAGAATGGTGGGAAGAATGGTGGGAAGAATGGTGGGAAGAATGGTGGGAAGAATGGTGGGAAGAATGGTGGGAAAAACGGTGGGAAAAACGGAGGAAAATACGGTGGAAAATACGGTGGAAAGAATGGACTTTTTCTAGTATAATCTATATTACTATCCATTGGTGTCAAAGCACCTGCGGATGGACTCTGTGCAGTTACGTCGCCGAGCTCTCCTGATACAGCAGTGCTTGTGTTGGTTATTGTTCCAACACGAAAACCGGCTGTTGTAATGGCGGTGTTAGCAGCGCTATCTTTTCCGGCCAGTTACGGTAGGTGCTACTTTTTTTCTAACTCCTGATTTGTCACCTGTTGCCATATTAAGCTGCTAAATCTCCTATTAAAACCCAAGTATCTGTTGCTAATTTAACAAGTGTAGCAGATGACCACTGCGCACGCAACTTCAAGCCTGGAGTTCCGTTAATTCCAATACCTGCGACAGTCAAAGCGCCTGCACCCTTTCTAAGAATGTCAATCTTGTCACCTACAGCAAACACAACAGAAGCATCCGGTGGAACGACTAGAGTCGCACCAGCTGCATTGTCCATCGTGACTAGCTTACCTAAATCTCCAAGTACTAAAGTATACGCAGTTCCAGTTTGAGCATTGATCTCTGACCTAAATCCAGATCTAGCTGGACCGGTGGCTAGCATAGTTGCAGTTACTGTACCTGTATCCCCAGTTGTCACTATTGTGCCTGTAGTTGCAGGAAGAGTAATAGTATTAGTGCCTGCAATGCTTGCGGAAGACAATGTAATTGTTCCAGAAGTTGCACCATTTAATTTTATTGATTTGCCAGAACTTAAAGATAAATGCTCAGACGAAGTCCATGATGAAGTAGAAGAAACCCAGTTAATTGTTTTATCAGTATCCCCTTTAAGGGTAATACCTCCGCCATCAGCGGATATGTCTGTAGGGCTTGATATCGAACCAAGTTCTATGTTTTTATCATCAACAGAAATTGTAGTAGAATTTATTGTTGTTGTAGTGCCACTAACTGTAAGATTTCCAGAAAGCGTAATATCTGCTGCAGAAAGTGTTCCAGTAAATGTAGGGCTTGCTAAAGGAGCTTTAAGGTCAAGAGCGGTCTGTTGGGCTGTTGAAACAGGCTTAGCTGTGTCTGCTGTGTTGTCGACGTTCCCAAGGCCAACATCGCCCTTAGCAATCCCAGTTGGAGTATTTATGACTGGCGATGTAAGTGTCTTATTAGTGAGAGTTTGAGTATTTGTTGTCCCAACAACTGCACCAGTTGCACCATGCGCTTGTGTTAGGTTTTCATGAGTTGTAAGATCTGAAACTAAAGCAATTATACCCGTAGCGTCAGGAAACGTAACAGTCCTATCCGCTGTTGGGTCAGTAACAGAAATAGTTGTTTCAAAATCGTTTGCTGTTGCACCTTCAAGAACAATACTTGAACCATTAACGATAAGGCCACCATTAATGGTAAGGCCTGCAAATGTTGGAGAGTCACCAGCTGCTACGGATTGCCCAATTGCAATTGTTGCATTTGAGCCTTCTCCAGGTGTATGAGTAATAGTTACGCCAGTGCCCTGAGTAAGGCCCGACATGTAGTCACCGGTTGTGTTAGTCCCTAATGTAATCGTTTGATTTTGCCAAGTAGATCCGCTATATCCAATAAATTGGTTTGAGGCAGCAGACGTTATAACCACATCGCTAAGACCGTCAATTGCCATACTTACTGTAACTGGACTATTTACCCACTTAGAAGATGCTGAATTGTATTTAAGGTAATCGTTATTTTGAACAGAACTGAATACTACGTCAGTCATATCTGTTATAGCTAAGTTACCAGCTGATGCTACGTTATCTTGAGATGGTATAAATTTGCCGGTTGATGCATCATACTTTAAGACTTGACCACCTACAGCACCAGTTGTGTCAATTTCTATTCCGTCAACGATTAAATTACTAGCAGTTACAGTAGTGTAATTTGGGGTTGCGGATACAGCAATTGTTGGAGTAGTGCCCTCTCCTGCGTTATTACTAATTAATATATTGCTGCCAGCAGTTAATGATTGAACGTAGCTTCCTACTGTATCGGTAGCTAAATCTACTGGATCGTTAATCCACTGTGAGCCATTATATCTTAAAAAATCACCAGATGCAGCTGAAGTTATAGCTACATCAGAAAGGCTGGCTATACCAGAAGACTCCGCAGTTAGTGATGTGGCTATAGAAATATTAGCTGAACCGTCAAACGATACCGATCCAGTAACAGGACCAGTCAACGCTATAGTTCTAGCGGTTGCTAATTTTGTAGCAGTGTCTGCATTACCTGTAACGTTGCCTGTAACGTTGCCTGTTACTGTTCCAGAAAGTGTTGCATTGATTAATGCAGCTCCGTTAGATGGTGCTTTTGCGTTTATCTGGGTTTGTAATGCAGAAGTGACGCCGTCTAGGTAACCGATTTCAGTGTCCGAAACATTAGCAACCGTTGCCTGTTTTGCGTTTATCTGGGTTTGTAATGCAGAAGTGACGCCGTCTAGGTAACCGATTTCAGTGTCCGAAACATTAGCAACTCTCACCTGCATGACAGATACATCAACAGCAATTGTAGGAGTAGCCGTCTCTCCAGTATTGTCAGAAAGAGTTACGCCAGTTCCAGCAACCAACGAAGAAACATAGGAGCCAGTAGTATCTGTTCCTAGCGCAACTGAATTGGCTGCTATGGTTGCGGTTAAGGTAGCATTGGCCGATCCATCTATAGAAACACTGCCAGTTAAATCTCCAGCTAATGTTATAGTTCTTGCAGTTGTCCATGCAGCAGCTGTACCAGTAATGTTTGACGCTGCTGATATAAAATCAGAATAGGTACTTCCATTATTTGTAAAAGTCCATTTATCTGTAGTTTCATTCCAAAGAATAGAAACATTATCAGAAGTTCCGCGCTCGACTTCAATTCCAGAGTTTAGGGTAGGAGCTCCTGTAACTCCAGAATTCAATAGAATTATGTTATCTTCTATAACTGTAGTTTCTGTATTCAATGTTACTGTTGTGCCATTGACTGTCAAGTTACCCGCAATAACCATACTTCCAGCAACTGTAATACTATCATCTGTAGATATAGCAGTATTGCTTACATGCTGCCAAGATAGCGATGATTGTACTAATGTGCCTACTGCGTTTTTATAATATAAACTCCCAGTACTGGGATCAATAGCAAATTGGCCTTGGGTTATTGAAGGTGTAGTCATTTAGTCCTCTTTCAAGATTAATTTAGAATGTTCCACCATCAAATGTGATACCATCAAATGTTGTTAAATTGGTGATTGAACCACCTGTTATAGCAACACTGCTAGAATTTTGCGTGGAGATAGTCCCAAGCTCAAGCGTTGTTCTTACTGCACTAGCGCTTATGCCTTCTAGGATTGTTCTTGCGTATGTAGTTAATGTAGCTACTGTAGCTGTTCCAGAACCAGTAAAATAAGGAAGCTTATCTGCAGCTGATACAAGACCAGCTAATGCTGCCAGCTCTGCATCGTGGGCCTGGACATCTGTTCCTATAGCTAGCCCAAGATTAGTCCTTGCGCCTGATGCTGTTGTTGCACCAGTTCCTCCGTAGGAAAGACCCAAGGTTGAGCCTTGCCAGGTACCAGTAACAATTGTTCCAACTGAAGTTAAACTAGAATTAACAACACCACTAGATAATGTGTCAGAAGAAAGAACCGTAGTGCCATTTATTTTATAGTTTTTACCAGAGCTTAAATCTAAATTTTCAGAAGATGTCCAAGAATCGGTAGCGTCTATCCAATTAAGGGTTTTGTTTGTAGCACCGAGAATCGTGATACCGGCACCGTCTGCTGTTGAGTCTGTTGGGCTTGCAACATTAGAAAGTACTATATTTTTATCTTCAACTACTAATGTAGCGGTATTAAGAGTTGTGGTATTGCCTTGAACAGTTAAATCACCAGTTACAACAAGATTATTAGATATAGTTACATTGGATGGAAGGCTTAGCGTTACTGCTCCATTCGATGCAGACACTGCTATTTGATCACTTGTGCCAGTTAAACTAATAACGCCAGTGTTTGTAATTGTTATTGTGTCTGTTGCGCTTGCTGCGGTAGTTATTCCAGTTCCGCCAACAATACTAAGAGTATCTACACCAGAAGTAATGGTTTGACTAGTGCCCGTATTACCAGAAACAGTAAATGAAGTTGCAACCCCCGAAATATTAGAATTAATACCGGTGACTAAATCATCTACATATTTTTTAGTAGAAGCATGTGTGTTAGCCGTTGGCGCAGGAACAATGATTGTGCCAGAAAATGTTTTATTTCCTGTAATAGTTTGAGTTGTACCTAATGATGTATATGCACCGAAACCAGCAATTGCTTCAACAGTTGTTGCAGCTCCGCCAACCCCGCCAGTACCTTTGCCGTAATAAAGTACATCATCAGCTTCGTTATAGGCTAGCTCGGCATTTTCGAGACTTGTTGGTGCCCCAGCTGCCCCGGCACCAGACCTTCTTTTAATTCTTAATGTATTAGCCATTTTTAAAAGTTTCCTCCATCGACTAGATTACTTTCTGCATAATTGATCCACTGCGAGCCATTGTAACGCAAAACTTGACCACTAGCGACTGAGCTTATAGTAACATCCGTAAGACCATTTAGTACCGATTGTTCAGCGATTTGTCTTTCTGCTTCAAAAATCCTTGCAGCAACTGTTGAAAAAGTACTGCTAGGATTAGTGCCCAATTCTGCTTCTATTGCCTCTACTGCATCGTTAAGATTTGAATGTTGAGTATGATGAGGTACAGTAACAGAGTTTAATGTATCAGTAGAACTTGGATTTGTAAAATTGTCCAAAGATGCTGGATATTGTATTGGCATGCATATCTCCTATAAAGACATTATTTTAGTTAAAGTGTTGCTCCAATTTATAGTAATTGGCAGTTCTTGATTAGTGAATGTATATGGCAAACCTATTCCTGTATCTATATAAAAAACCAATCTAGAAGACGAATCAGCTACGCCAACTTGATACAAAACTACAGCATCAAAGGGCCCACCAGAATAAGAGGCTATGGTAACATCATCGGCATCTAATACTCCAAGAGTATTTGATATATTAGCAATATTATCCGTTCTAGCGGTTATAGCACCGGCGCTAATGTTTGAAACAAATTCATCAGAATCTTGAGAAAACGTATATAAAGAACTTTTAATAAAAAGAAGTTTATAGTTATTTGCTGAAAAATTAATTTGACCATTCAACAAAGCTTGTTTAGCTTTTCCATAAACAAAATTAGCCATTTAAACGCCAATTTCTTTAGATACTATAATTCTATATTTATACCCAGATTCAAAATATTCTTTGCCAGAAACAAAGAAAGAAGGAGTAGCGTCTTGTGAAGGGAAATCTAAATACACTTCAGGCTTCCAAGAATGCATAAGTACTTGCGTAAGTACATTTTCCCATCTTGCTGGTTGTCTTTGAACTTTTTTCTTCTGTACTTTAAAGTAGTTATTATTTAAAAAGTTTGAAGCTGGTCTTTCGCTAAATACTATTTTTATTCTTCCATCAGAATGATCATTATCTAAATAGAAATCTCCATTAACTGGATCGGTAGACTTGATATAAAAATTAGGATTTTTTGCTATTATTTGATATGAGCTAAACGCATCTACTCTAATTGATTTATCTTCAATTAAAGTTTCTGTTAAAGTTGGCTCATTAGAGCTATTAAATGCATTTGTTGTATTTGAATTTGGAGTAGCGCCACCAACAAGTGTGGTAAACACTATCTGCTCTTCTGCTATTGGCTCATTTGCTGCGTCAACAAAATTAATTAACCTAATACTATATTCAGTACCAGGTTGTAATTGTACATTCCAAAGCAGCTTTAATGTTCTAGAAATTGAATTAAAATCTGCTAATGTGTCAATTGTTTTAAAAGGTGTATTTAAAACGCTTGGTGTTGCAGAAGTTGTCTGAACAATAATATTTTCTCTTTTAATAGAAGATATCTTTATAGTTCTTCCAAATTTTATAGAAACAGTACCAAGACCAACAGCGGCGTTTTGTATTAAGTTTAAAGCCACTTTATTCTCCCGTCTGCAGGTATATCTCTATAGTAACAGTATCATATTAAAAAAAGTAGTACAAAAAAGAAGGGAGTGGCTTGACGCCACTCCCAACTCTTCTACAGTGTTGCCACCGTATATTACGGATAGTTTTTTCGTAACTACAACGATATCTATCCTAAGGTTTTTATTATGCCATCTCGTTTGTGACTTGTACTTCGTAGTTACGGGCAAGTCTAACGTTCTTAGCAACAGTGATACCCTCACCGTCACCAAGCATTACGATGTCATAACGCTCTTTCATCTTCATTTGACGGATGTCGCGTGAAGGATCGTCGAACTGATCGGTGCTCATGTCGTCTTTTACAAGAAGTGTTCCAACTTCATTACGGTCGATCAAGAAGAGGTCAGACATTGCTGGCGTTCCACCTGATTTTGCCGTAAAGCTAACGAAAGGAGAAACGATAACATTCAAACCCATAGGAGCGGTGTTGTTTAGAGCACCTTCTTTTGAATCTGGACGGTATCCCCAACTCGTGTTAACTGCAGCTGCTGAACCACCGGTGTGGAAGATAGCGTCCTTGAGGAACACTGACCACATAAGTGGGTGCAAGATGAAGTCTGTTGGAACATGATTCTCGGCCATAAGAACAGCTGCCATGTCGATGACATCATCCCATGTAATGGTCTTGTTGGCT